TAATGGGGTGGAATAGGGCTTTTTTTAATGCCTCAGACCTTCGCACAGGCATTTTAAAGTCAATTTAACAGCGTTTTAATCCTGGTTAAGGTAAATCTACCATTCAAACAAAAATAATTCGTTATAAGAGCTAATTTTATAGGTCTGCGTGTTTTAGTAGTAGTACAGTATATTAACCTACTCTCTCCAGATACTATGCTTTGCATCTGCCACAGGTTTACATAAAAATAATTACATTTGATGGCATGAAAATAGATAGGAAGCTTGGATTGTTTTCACCTGACCAACATAAATGCTTTGCTTGGTGTTTGGATAATGGCATAGAGATATATGCGGTTGCTAAAATAGGTTTGAAGGATTATGAGATAGAGGTAAAAATGCAGGATAAACTCATAAAGAGTCCAAAGAGATATCATAAGTCAGAAATATCATATAAGATATGGGAGTTATATTGCCATCTATACAAGGAGAATAATCCAACTGTCTAAATGGCGGTATATTATTATATATATTATATTTTATTTATATATAAATTTAAATAAATACTAAGTTAGGTGTATATAGATTTATATAATTATATATGTAGTTAAATAATATATAGTTTAATATTAATCTGCCAATCAGGCAGTAATTAGTTTGGTACAAAATCTAACACAAAAGTTTATATAATATATGGCAAAGAATAAAGTTGAATTAGAAATTCCTTCTTCTCTAGATGAGATTACATTATCTCAGTATCAAAGATATATGAAGGTAGTGGATAAGAATGAATCAGAACAGGCTACTGATTTTGTAAATAAAAAGCTCATTGAAATATTCTGTAACATACCTCTGAATGAAGTAGACCAGATAGCTTTTCATGAATATGAAAAAATACTTGTTGTATTAAAAGAAGCATTTGACCAGAAGCCCGAGCATAAAAGATTATTCAATTTCTATAATGTAGAGATGGGGTTTCTGCCAAAACTAGATGAAATAACTCTAGGTGAGTTTATAGATGTGGAAAGTAATATTGGTGATTGGCAAAACATTCATAAAGCAATGGCTGTTTTGTATAGACCAGTTAACTTTAGAAAAAATGAAAGCTATACAATAGCTCCATACACACCTAAAGAAGATTTCCAGGAGATGATGAAAGACATGCCACTAAGTATCGTAATGGGAGCTATGGTTTTTTTTTACGATTTAGGGATGGAATTGTCAGTGGCTACCCTGAATTATATGGACAAACTGGCGAAGGACAAGAACAATATACAGCTGAAGCGGCTTTTGGAACAAAATGGGGATGGTTTGGCTCAATTTACAAACTTAGCAAAGGGAATATCCTCAGATTTGATAAAGTTACAGCTCAACCCCTTTTCAAATGCCTAAATTTATTAGTGTTTGAGAAAGAAAAATCAGCATTAGAGCAAGCTATGATTAAAAAAGCATATAAAAAATAATGAAAGAGTATTATAATTTAGTAGATGCAATATTTGGTTACCTAGACGGTAACGAAACAATTACAACCGTAACATTTGGAGATATACTCGACCTTGATATGTCAAACGAAACAATATTTCCACTAGCTCATGTAACGGTGGGTGATGTATCATTTGAAGACAGGCTTGTTAATTTTTCAGTTAATGTACTTGTTATGGATATTGTAGACGAAACAAAAGACGATAGACTTGCAACTGTCAAACCTCATCTTGGCATGGATAATAAACAAGACATATTAAATTCTATGCTGAGTGTTGTCAATGGATTGCAAAGCTCACTTAGAAGGGGAGGATTAGAAGAAAATGGATTTGTTATGACAGAGAATCCATCTGCCAATATATTTGAAGATAGAGTAGGCAGCTTGCTTACTGGATGGTCTACGAATTTATCTGTGCAAGTACAAAACAATACGATACCAATTATTAGTGCTACAGGAACATGATTTCACTTACAAATAAATTTAAAAATACTCAAAACTACATGAGTTCTTTTAATGATAGACTTAAAAATCTAATTAAAATAGAACTTGGTCGAGATAGAAAGAGAAAAGTTGGAGGAGGTCGTTCTGTTTCTAATAAAATAAATTATACAGATGCTGGTTCTAAATCATTAGCTTCATCAAAAACAACAAGTCCAAATGAATCCTTAAGGTTTATTATAAGGGGTTTAAGTTATTTAGAGAAAGTTGACCAGGGAGGACAAACAAATGCAGATGTACAAGATTTAATTCCATGGATTAGAAAAAAGGTTAAATTAAGAGACTATCAGACTGGGAGGTTTTTAAAGATGGATGATTATAGTGTTAGAAAAGTAGCAACTCAAATCAAAAGAAAATTAGAAACAGTTGGTGTAAATCCAACTAATTTCTTAGATGATGCGATTGAAATAGCCTACAACCAATTAAATCAAATAGAAACTCCATTAGTCAAAGATGTAAATTTAAATTTAGATGAAATGCTTTTAGCCTTTGGATATCAAAGGAAAGGGAATGATTTAATTCTTAAAATAAAATAATTATGGCAACAAGTGAAGGAACAGTAGAAAAAATAAATGTAAGAAGTCCTTTTTACTTAGATGTAGATTCAGAAAATGCACCGCCCGAATATACACCTCCAGCTACAATAACTCAAGAAGTAGCTTGTGGTACAGAAATAAATGTAAACGAAGATGCAGGAACTAGGATATTTAGAATTGACACTACAGGAAGAACAGGAGGTTTTGCACTAAATTTTACAGTAAACGTACCGATTAAAATCACAACACAATTTTCTGAAGCAGGCTCACCTACGGTTCATGGGTTTGTGGGTGATAGTAAATATACTAAAGACCTAGAAGATTTAGGGATAGCTTCCTCTGATTTATCTTCTCTATCTAGCGGACAACAGCAATTTGGATTTACAGTAACCTCATCAAAAGCAGCAGCCGATACAGGTCATTTAGATGTTACTATTGATGCACCTTTCACTACAGATGACTATAAAGTAAGCTTTTCTTGTCCAGCAAAACCAGTATTTACACAACCTACTCCAACACCTTCTTCTGGCATAGCCGCAATAGCAAGTAACACCGTTCTATCTGGAACACAGAGTTTGTTTATTAGATTTACTGGAGTTAATAATTCTTCTATAAATCTTATACAAAGAGGTACAAGGTCTAGTGATGGGGGAGAAGAAATGCAAATATGGATTAATGGTTCCCAGAGGAAGGCTATTACTTCATCCGAATTGAATTGGTCTGCTAATAAAGATGTCTGGATTATATTTTCAAACGAGGATTCAGCAGGCGATGGAAGTTTATCAGGGACACCGTATAATTACAGAAATGCAGACAATACCACTGGAGCACCAATAATGGTTTCTAGTACAACAATAAATGAAGGAAGTATAGGTCGAGTTGCTAGAGACATTAATACATTAGCCTTTAAGTTTGTTTCTCCAAATGCAACATGGGATGGTGGTGACGCTACAAGAACAGACAGATACGGAACAGTATATTCAAATAATTCTGGCCCAAAAGTATTTTCTCACAATGTAGAGTTTGGAATTACAACACTATTTAAAAACGGAACATCAAATACTTTGGAATGGGCAAATGAAAAACTGTATGCAACTTATAATAATTATGGGTATACATTACCTAGTTTACCCTCAGTAGTTTCCGACACCAATACAAGTTATAATTCAGTACCTAGGATTATGAGAAGCACTTACGGTAATCATCAATGGATTGCAAGTTCAAACACTTATGATGTAGGCAGACTCTATGGATTTCATTTCAACCCTGCAAATATAGTGGCAAAAACAAATTCCGATAGACAACATATTATATCAGCAATGGCAGTAGGTAATTATTCTAATTACAATAGAACTAATCTTAACGGATTTTCTATATCTGACCAAGTGTTTGGATTTGACCTTAATTTTTTAAATAGAATAGGAACAATAGTATAATTATGGCAACAATAACTCAAGCACAAGTTCAAATATATATATATACAGGCACTTTTGGTTCTATACCAGCAACACCTCAATATACTTTAGTTAAAGATAAATTGTCATCTGAAACTATTATAGGCTTTGAAGTAGCTGAACTAATTAAAGATTACATAGATGTTACTTTTACAGGTGACTATGAAAATATTGAACAATCAGCATGGGTGCATTTTAAGATTACTAGGTCTTTTGATAATGATACAACAGATACACTTACTAGAGATGTTATTGCTTTTACAGGTTACGGGGAATTTGAAGACGGTATAAATCCAAAATTATCTAATGGATTTTTATTATCAAACACAAATATTTATATAAATAATAATGATATAGCATATTTACCATTTTATAAATCCAATGAAAAGGACAATGCTTTTAAAGTTGAATACCTAAAAGGTTCTAGCACAATACTTACAGAATTTGTTAGCGGTTCCGTTTTAGAATTGACATCGGACACTACCAATATAAAGGCAGATTCTACTGGATTTAAAGCTGATGCCACAAGAAAGAGGTCAAGCAATTCAAAAGAGTTTAAAAAACATTCCGAAGTACCAAATGAGGCAACTTCAGTAAAACTTACTTTAGCTGACGGAACTATAGATACAAGAACGATATATAGAATTGATGAATGTAAATATGACCCATGTAAAATAAGTTTTATAAATAAATTTGGTGTAATACAGGATTTATATTTCTTTAAAAGAAAAGACGATAGTTTTGAATCAGAAAGAGATGACTATCATAAATCAATATTATCTAGAAGTACATCTACAACCTATGACCTGTTTACTCATTCAAAGAAAACAATAGACATAAAAGCAACCAAAAAATTTATAGCCAATACTGGATATGTAACAGAAGACCACAATGAGGTAATAAAACAATTAATGGTTACGGAATATTGTTGGATTCATAAAGGTATTGATGGAGAACAAACCGTAGTTCCTGTAATGCCAACAAGCACTTCTTTTGTTGAGAAAAAAGAGGTTACCGATAAATTACTAAATTTTACAGTTGAGTTTGAATATGCTAATAATTTCATACAAAATATTAGATGATAAAAATTCAGCTACATATAGAACAAACACCCAACCTTAGAGACTACAAACAAGTTGATTTGTTTGATAATGAAAATATCTCACTTAAATCTACTATACAAGACATAAAGGATATAGGAAAAGTATTCGCTGACTTTTCTAGGACTTTTGAAATACCAGCTAACGACAATAATAATAAATTATTTAAGCATATCTACAATCCAGATGTAGATGGATTTAATCCGATACATAAAAGAGAAGCAAAAATATATTTAAATCATATGCCATTTAGAGATGGATATGTTTTTCTGCAGCAGATTAAAATGAAATTTAACAAGCCTACCAGCTATACATTAATATTTTATGGAGGTCTTGTTACCCTTAAAGACAGATTGGGAAATAAAACACTTAAAAGTTTATATACAGCAGATACAACTTTGACTCATGCCTATGATGCCGCTACTGTAAAAACAGGGTTTACATCTACAGGTCTTAGCAGCGGAACTATTATATACCCTCTTATAACTTCTCTAAAAAGATTATACTATGATTCAGGAGGTTCCAGTCCTAATTACGATGGAAATCTATATGGTGCAATTCTCCCTAGCACAAACAGGGGAGTTAGTTTTTTAGACTTAAAACCAGCTATAAAAGTTACTGATATAATAAGTAAAATACAAAGTAAGTTTAATGTTTCCTTTACAGGATTCTTTAGCACGACTCCAGTCTCAAACTTATATTTATGGTTATCTAGGAGTTCTGGAGAAATATTGAATTATAGTGATGACAATGAAGAAACAAAATCAGTACAAATAACTTCATTTGCCACTACAGATACTACTGACTCTAGGGTTACAATATCTGACAACGCTTTTAAATTTACTACTAGCGGAGGTAATAGACAAGGCTCTGCTCATGTGCATGATGTTTCTATAGCCAGCATAAGTCCAACTTCGGCAAACTTTACATTAAAAGCTATAGATANAATTACTGGAGACATAATTTCAGAAAAACAGATTCAAGGAGATTCCTCTACAACCCATAGGATAGGGTTTAACAACGGAACAAATATAGGGGGTTCTAAATTCAAGAGCTTCCTTAAAAGAGATTATGAAATAATTTATATTGTAGAAACAAGCGCTGGAGTATCTTTTACAGCTTCAGTTGAGCATACAATCAAACATGGCGGTTCAGGACAGGCGAATCAAACTAAAAGAATAAATTATATAGCCAATGGAGGTGCTTCGTTTACCACAATAGGTGTTCTTAGAATAGTAGACCATTTTCCAGATATGAAGATATTAGATTTCTTAACTGGACTGTTTAAACTATTTAATTTAACAGCATTTGTACAAGAACCTGTAGCATCAACACCAGTTATAGAAGTAAAAACTTTAGATTCATTTTATTCTTCAGCAACATCTAATATGTCTGGTGGCACGATTGATATAACGGAATTTGTGGATATCGAATCTCACTTAGTAGAACCAACCAAACCTTTTAACAGAGTTTCTTTTGAATATGAAGAAACTAAAGCCTTGTTAATGGAACAGCACTTTTCTAAATACTCTGAAGTTTTTGGAAATGAAATATTTGATGTTCAAGACACAGAAATAAGAGATGCTGACGGAAATGCTGTTGGAACTGAAGCTGATAAATATTCACCAATAGGAGTAGAATATAAAGTCAAAGTACCTTTCTCTCATTTAAAATATGAAAGAATTTATGACGAAGCAGATAATGTGGTAACAGAAATACAATGGGGATATGCCGCTGGCGGTACTTTTAAACATGAAGCACTTACAGTGCCTAAAGGTAATTATGATTCAGTAGATATGAAACCTTTGCTTTTTTATGGGATATTGCAAACGATAAGTGACATAAATAAGTCTATAAACTTAATGGATGGCTCTGGTGAATTTATAACAACATATTGGAGACCTTCAAATTCAAATGAAGAAGGTAGTGCTACAACTGCACCTTCGTTTAATTTAAATTTTGATAGTGAATTTGACGAATGGAATAGGAGAGATTTTAAGGATTTCGATGATACAAGCGGAGATTTTATAGATAAATCATTATTTGCTACATATTATGCGAATTATGTAAGGGGTGCTTTCCATGAGCAAAAAAGAATATTTAAGTTTAAATGTTATTTGCCTGCTAAGTTTTTAACTCAGTATAAATTAAATGACCAACTTAAAATACAAGACAGATTATATAGGATTAATTCTATTGAGACAAATTTAAATACAGGCGAATCTGAATTAGAGCTTTTAAATCTAATTCCTAATATGGATGCAATAACATGATAAAAAATATTTTAGATTTATTGATTTTACAAGACTGGTATGGAGTATCTGAAAATGTAGATATAGCAAAAGGTAAATACAGAGCTGTAAGACACATGAAAGATGTAATTAATCATGGCAAAAGAAGATGGTACACTTACGATAAATAGACAAGATAGTTATGAAAAAAATATTAGTTGAGTTTCAGTTAATTGATAAGAAGGCTTCGGTATCTAAGACAACCGCTTCTATGAGTAGTTTAGGTAAGGCTACTCAAAAAACAAACAAAGGTTTTAAAGATAACACAGCAAGTGCTGGACTTAACAACGCTATTTTGATGGAAACCAGTAGACTTGCATCTGATGCTAGTTATGGTTTTATTGGTATTGGTAACAACTTATCTCAGCTTATAAACTTATTCCAGATGTCCGCTAAATCAGCTGGCGGAATGATGGCATCACTTAAAAAGCTATTCACCTTCAACGCTTTTCTTATTGTTGGTCTACAATTATTGATTTCATTCCTTCCTAAGCTCATTAAGAGATTTAAATCTAGCTCTAAAGAAATAGAAGGCTTCTCTGGTGCATTTGACGATTTTGCAAAATCAGTAGGAAGTTCAGCAGGTAATTTTGAGATATATGTNAGAACCNTNCAAGATTCAAATAAAAGCGAAAAAGAAAANGGTGATGCAATAAAAATGCTCAACAAAGAGTTCCCAAATTATATAAAATCTTTAGATAATTCTGGATTAAGCCTTAATGATGTCAAAAATAACACCAATGCAGCAAAAATAGCAACGGATGACTTCAGAGATTCAATATTAGCTTTGGCAGTATCTCAAGCAGCACAAAAGAAAATACAAGACATACAAGCTGAAGTATTAGAGACACAATTAGCTAGACAACTTGCATTAAATAAATTAAATTTAACAGAGGAATCTTTACTGAAACAAAGAGCAATTACTATTGGTGAATTTACCACACCAGAAGAACTAGCGAGAGATAAATCCATAAGAAGGATGCAAGCTCAAACTAAAGAACATAATACCTTTTTAGACGAAAAAAACAAAGAGATTCAGGTTATATTAGAGTTTATAGATGTTCAAGTAAAAGGTCAAAAGAAAGTAGAAGACGGAGACAAAAGAACCAAGCAAAAATTAGCGATGGCTCACAGGAGACTAACTGGTACTACTGTGGAAGAAGAGAAAAGAAAAAATAAGATAATTCAAGAGGGTATAGAGGAGGCTTTTGGAACTACATTCAAACAACAACAAGACCATGCTAAAAAGGAATTTGATTTATTTGGTAAAAAATTTAAAGCTGAAAGAGCTCTAGAGGAACAAAAACAGAAAGACCATCAAGAGAGCATAGCCAGACGACATTCAGATGAAATGAGGCTTTTTGATGCCACTTCTGAATTACTTTATCAGTCCTCTAAATTAGCTGGTGAACATACCCAAGCAGGTAAACTTTTAGCAGTCGCTTCGGCTACCATAGATACTTATGCAGCGGCAAACAACGCTTTAAAGACAATGAAACCTCCATTAAGTTTTATAACCGCAGCCGCTACTATAGCAACTGGTCTTGTAAATGTAAAAAAGATTTTAAGCGTTAAGGTTCCAGGTGGAGCAGGTGGAGGAGTAGGAGCAGGGACAGGCGGAGACACCGTAGCTCCTGACTTTAATGTAGTAGGACAATCGCAAACATCTCAATTAGCAAGAGTGATAGGCGAGGATAGGTCAACACCACTAAAAGCTTTTGTGGTAGGCAAAGATATACGAACTCAAGATGAATTAGATAGAAATATAACACAAACTGCAGGATTATGAAAATTATAGAATTACTTATTGATGAAGAAGCAATGCTTTCTGGAATAGAGGCTATATCAATCGTAGACAAACCAGCTATAGAAGAAAACTTTATAGCTTTAAAAAAGCAACCAAAAGTTCAGTTGGCTGAAGTAGACAAAGAGAAAAAGATACTGATGGGAGCTGCACTTGTTCCAGACAGAAATATCTATAGAAAAGAAGGTGAAAACGAATATTTCATCTATTTCTCAAAAGATACTGTAAGAAAAGCAAGTGAACTCTTTTTAATGAGAGGCAATCAAAATAAATCTACTCTTGAACATCAAGCTGATTTGCATGGATTATCAGTTGTAGAGAGTTGGATTATTGAGGATGAAACTCACGATAAGACCAGGAAGTATGGGTTAGATATGCCAGTAGGTACTTGGATGGTTTCTATGAAAGTAAATAACAATGAAGTTTGGGAAAAATATATAAAAACAGGGTTAGTAAAAGGATTCTCTATTGAAGGGTATTTTACTGATAAAATAAATATGTCAGAAATAAAACAAGAAATGAATGAATCTATTGCTCACGAAATTCTATTAGAAATTCAAGATTATATTACATCTAAAAAATATAAACTAGCTACTTACAATGATTATCCAGATGCGGTTATAAATAATGCTAAAAAGGTGCTTTCTTTTGTAGATAAAAATGGGTGGGGTTCTTGCGGAACACCTGTAGGTAAACGTAGAGCTTCTATGTTAGCATCTAAATCTAATTTATCGGTATCTACAATTAAGAGGATGAGAAGTTTTCTACTTAGACACGCTGTAGATTTAGAAACATCTAAATCATATACAGATGGGTGTGGTAAACTTATGTATGATGCCTGGGGTGGTAAAGCCGCTCTTAGATGGAGTACATCTAAACTAAAAGAGCTAGGTGAACTTAAATTAGAATCTATGGTGGTTAGCGATGAATATGCTATCATAGATGATAGGTTGGCATACTCATCTAAAGAGTCTGCTATAGATAAATCTAAAGACTTAGGTTGTGAGGGATTCCATGTCCATGAGTTTGAAGGTAAAGAATGGTTTATGCCATGTGAGAAACACAAGCTTGCAAAAGTTGGCAAAAGAGGTGCAATAATTGCTAGTCCAAAAGCTCCTAAATCCGATACTCCAAATAAAAATCCAAAAGGAGTAGGAACTGCTAGAGGTCGAGCTGCAAGTAAAAATGGTTATAAGTTATTGCCAGCACCTACAGTTTCAGCTCAAAATACTAAAGCCTTACAAAAGAAGGTAACTGATTTTAATGAAAGGTATAAGAAGAAACTTGGTTACGGAGCCTCTATAGGTAATTTAACAGCTGTATTTCAAAGAGGTCTTGGTGCTTACAACACATCACATTCTCCAAAAGTAAAATCAGCTTCGCAATGGGCATTTGCTAGAGTTAATGCTTTTTTATACTTGATTAAAAATGGCAGACCTCAAAATAAGAAATATATTACGGATTATGACCTACTGCCTAAAAAACATCCTAAATCAACAAAAAGGTAATGAAAAAGATAATAAGCAGACTTAAATTTATTAGGAAAAAGTTTACATATAGCAGGACATCACCTGGTAATGATAGAAGGGGTTGTATTTGTCCAGATGGTAGAACATATCATAGAGACTGTTGTGACGGAAGTTTACAGGCTCAAGGGATTGGAAAAATCTAACAAAACATTATGTATTAGTTTATTAGTTGAAAAAAATATTTTAAATGGAAAATTCTACAACAATTCTAAATGAGATATTACAGAAATTGAGTTTAATCACAAAAGAAGATGAAAAAGCTCAAGGCATCGCAGATGATGAAAATGTAATTTCTGAAAAAGTTGAGGCATCTAAAGAGGAGCCTACAACTGAACTTGAAGATGACAAAGAGGATGATTCGGATGCAGCTGCTACAGAACCAGTTGAAGCTGAAGAAGAACCTGATGTCAAGACTTATGTAACAATGGATGCTTTTACTGAAGTAACTTCTATCTTAAAAGCGGAAATTGACGCAATTAAGAAAAAGATGATGGCTGAAGTAGAAAATTACAAAAGCCAAAAAGACGAGCTTTCTAAAGAAGTAGAGAAGCTTTCAGCAGAGCCAGCAGCAGAACCTATTAAACATAGTCCTGAATCTGATGGTAAAAAAATTGAAATGAATTTTAAAAATCCTAACAGACCATTAACTACAATGGACAGGGTTTTACAAAGAATGGGTAAATAATTATTTAAATAACTTAAAATGGCAACAACAACTTCAATAACAACAACCTACGCTGGTGAATTTGCTGGAAAATATATTTCAGCTGCTTTATTAGCTGGTGAAACTTTGGCAAATGAGCTTATTACTATTAAGCCAAACGTAAAACACAAAGAAGTACTTAAGAAAGTAGCTACTGATGACATTGTAAAAAATGCAACTTGTGACTACACAGATACAAGTACAATTACTTTAACAGAGAGAATCCTACAACCAGAGGAGTTTCAAGTCAATCTTACTGTATGTAAAAAAGACTTTGTATCTGATTGGGAAGCAATTTCAATGGGATATTCAGCTTATTCTAACCTACCAGAAAACTTTACTGATTTCGTATTAGCTCATGTAGCTGATAAAGTAGCTCAGAGAATGGAAACTAATATCTGGAATGGTACTAACGGAACAGCTGGACAATTCGATGGATTCAAAACAACTTTAGCTGCTGATTCAGACGTAGTAGATGTAATAGCAACTGATGTTACTTCTTCTAACGTAATTGCTCAAATGGGAGCTGTAGCTGATGCTATTCCTTCAACTATCTACGGTAAAGAAGATTTATACATTTATGTAGCTTCAAACGTATATAGAGCGTATGTGAGAGCTTTAGGAGGATTTTCAAGTAACATTGGAGCGGCTGGTACTGACAACAAAGGTACTCAATGGTTCAATGGTGGAAATTTAACATTTGATGGAATTAACATCGCTCTAGCTAAAGGTCTTGATACAAATATCATGGTGGCAGCACAAAAATCAAACTTGTACTTTGGTACTGGATTACTTTCTGACCACAATGAAGTAAAAGTTCTTGACATGGCTGAACTTGATGGTTCGCAAAACGTGAGAATCGTGATGAGATTTACTGCTGGTATTCAGCACGGAATCGGAAGTGAAGTTGTATTATATACATAATATAACAGATTAAAATAAAGGGTAGGTAAGCTCAAAGCCTGCCTGCCCTTTTTTTGTTTAACGTAAAAAATATAAATTATGTCATGTGCTTTAACAGGTGGTAGAAACAAACCGTGTAAGGATGCAGTTGGTGGTATTAAGAAAATATATTTTGTAGATTTCGGAGGGTTGAATGATATAACCACTTCGAATGATGAGGTTACAGATGCTAACGGTACCTTCAACTATCATAGGTACGATGTAAAAGGTAATTCATCACTTGAAACTACAATTAATACTTCCTTAGAAAATGGGACAACTTTTTTCGAGCAGAGTTTGACGGTTTCTTTACATAAACTCACCAAAGAAGATAATAAAGAACTTAAATTAATGGCTTTTGGTAGACCTCATGTAGTCATACAAACTTTTGACGATAAATTCTTATTAGTAGGTATGCAACATGGAGCAGAAGTTACTGGAGGAACTATGGTTACAGGAACAGCTATGGGGGATATGCAGGGGTACACTTTGGAATTTACAGCGAATGAGACTACTCCGCCCAATTTCATAAATGGTGGACAAGATAATAATCCATTTGCTGGCTTAGGTTCTGCAACCGAAACTCAGTCAACACTTAGGACTCCATAATAATGGACTACCTTTCAGCAAAATTGGGGAGAGACCTCCCCTTTTTTGTTTGATAACAATTTATTACTTTTGAGTTTATTAGGTATGGAGATATTAACTACATCTACGAGTAATCAGTCTTTTAAAATTATACCCAGAGTAGATGCTGGCTCCCCTACCTTTTCTTTATACGATAAATCTAAGAGAAAAACATCTACTGTTTCAGTCACTTCAAGTATATCTGGAGGTTATATGACTCTAACTGGTAGTTTTTCACTTAAAGAAGGAAATCAGTACGGTTTTACAGTCAAAGACGGTTCAACAATAATATACAGAGGAATTATATTTTGTACTGACCAAACTAATTTAGATAGGTATACTGTAAATTCAGGAGAATATACTCACGAAACAAGTCACGATAACGAATTTGTAGTTATATAATGGCTAGAAACACCATAGAAATGGCAAGAAAAAGAAATTTAAACGTGAATACTAAAAAGACAGAGCAGTCTATTCATGTTATCAATTTAAGTACATATACTAAACCAGAGGTATATGAATCTAAAAAAAATGATTGGGTTGAATATGGTGATGACAATAATTATTTTCAGTATTTAATTGATAGATATAATGGCTCACCAACAAATAATGCAGCTATAAACGGAATAGCTGAAATGATTTATGGTAGAGGACTTGAAGCTGTAGGTGAAAAAGAAGACTCTTTAGATTATCAAGACATGAAATCTTTATTTAATAAAGACTGCATGAAAAAGGTATGTTATGATTATAAAATGATGGGTCAGGCTGCTGTTCAAATCATATATTCTAAAGATAAATCTAAAATAGTTCAGGTTGAACATTTGCCAATAGAAACTATAAGAGCTGAGAAGGTTTCTGATAATGGGGAAATAAAAGCTTATTATTATTCATCTGATTGGCAAGAAATAGGAGCAAAGAAAAAGCCTAAAAGAATACCAGCTTTTGGTACATCTAATTCAGGAATAGAGATATTATATATAAGACCTTACAGAGCTGGATTTTATTATTATTCTCCTGTAGATTACCAGGGAGGTTTACAGTATTGTGAACTTGAAGAAGAAATAGCAAACTATCATATTAATAATATACAAAATGGCTTATCACCATCTATGCTTATTAACTTCAATAACGGAGTTCCTGATAAAGAACAAAGGGATGAAATAGAAAGAAACATATACAATAAGTTTAGCGGTTCTTCAAATGCAGGTAAATTTATTCTAGCATTTAACGATAGTAAAGAATTATCAGCTACAGTAGAACCAGTAGAAATATCTGATGCTCACCAGCAATATCAATTCCTGTCAGATGAATCTATGAAAAAAGTTATGGTATCTCATAGAATTATATCTCCTATGCTTGTAGGTATCAAAGACCAAACTGGTTTAGGTAATAATGCAGAGGAATTACAAACCGCTTCCATACTTATGGATAATACGGTTATAAGACCAATGCAAGTAACTATCTTAGATGAGCTTCAAAAGATATTAGAATATAATAATATAGATTTAGACTTGTACTTTAGGACTTTACAGCCTCTTGAATTTACTGATTTAACAAACGCTACTACAGATAGTGAAATAGAAAAAGAAACAGGTATTAAGCCTGGAGAACAAGAAATTGAAAACGATAAAAAAGAAGACTAATGCCAACTGCTTTATTCATAAAAAGAGAAGACTTAGTAAAAAATACTGCAATTAGCGGTAATGTAGATACTGATAAGTTTATACACTATATAAAAATAGCTCAAGAGATTCACGTAAGAAATTACATCGGAACTGATTTATATAATAAAATAAGTTCAGATATATTAGCTTCTAGTTTATCAGGTACTTATTTAAGTTTAGTCAATGACTACATACAGCCTATGTTAATTCACTTTGCCATGTCAGAATACTTATTATTTGCTTCTTACACAATAGCAAATGGAGGTGTTTTAAAACAATCAAATGACAATGCTGAAATAGCATCAAAAAGTGAAATAGATAGTTTAATTGCAAAAGAAAGAGATTATGCAGAGTATTATACTAATAGATTCATTGAGTATATGAGTTTTAATGCTCCAAATAGTTTCCCAGAGTATTATACAAATAACAACGAGGATGTATATCCTGATAAAGAAGTATTATTTAATGGATGGGTGTTTTAACGATGTATTACAAGAAAAAGACATACAAAAAGAAAAAAAAAGGTACAAACAAAAGGAAAAAAACGAAATAAGACTTAAAAGTTTCTTAAATAAAGACACTAAATGAATTTTGGTTTTATATATAGATTTTCCTATTGGGGTAGTCCAAACGAAGATAATACAAGTGGATGGGGAATAATATATCCCATATTAGCTGGCGGAAGTTTACTACTAGCTAGTATAACTAAAATTTTAGTAGACACAGGATTATATAAAGCAGATGCAACAAAAATATAAAATATGGCACAACAAACAATAGGAGTAGGTTCGGTAGCAGATGATAATACTGGAGATACTATAAGAGATGCTTTTGTAAAAGTCAACGCAAACTTTACAGAGCTTTATACAGATGATGCTGGTGATGTTAATTCAGTAACCGCTGGAACTGGTTTAACAGGTACCGCTACCACAGGAGCTTTAACTATAAACGCTATAGGCGGTGATGGTATAACAGCAAATGCAGATGAACTAGAAGTATCAGTAGATGGCTCAACTATAGAATTATCTGCCACAAATGGTTCTGGAGCAGTAAGAATTAAAGATGCAGGGGTAACACTAGCAAAAATACAAAACGTTGCAGCTAATAGCCTTCTAGTTCGTAATGCCAATAGTTCTGGAGTAATGACAGAGAAAGCATTAACAGATACCCAAATATTAATAGGAGATGGTACAGGAATGACTGCTGCCGCATTAAGCGGTGATGTTACAATGGCAAATACTGGAGCTGTTACAATAGCGAATGATGCAGTAGAACACGCTATGCTTGAACCAAGATATACTGCAAAAGCAACAAGTACAGGTACAGGTAGCCAAAATTTAGATGCTTCTACTGCTACTACTTTCCTTCTTACAGGTAATGTAGCAACAGCTACCCTTACAATACAAAACATGAAACTTGGTCAGGTTATTGACATTGTACTTTCTGGAACTCTAAGTAGTGCAGTAATTACACTTGCAACAAATTTTACAAGTACAACCATAAACAAAGTAGGAAGTACAGACTTAGACCAATCTGCTACTAATGTTATCCAAGCTGTATGTATTGATGATACAGATTCAGCAGCTATTGTAAACTATTCTATTAACACCTTTGCAGCAGATACAACACCTTAATTATGAAAGCAAGACAGACAGACGGAAATATAGTAACATATCCTCAACTACCATCTACTTGGAATGGCAAGAAAGGACATTATATAAACTTTAGAAATGTAGATAAAAAGACATTAGAATCAGAAGGGTTTTATGATGTAGTTCAGCCTTCTTATAATCCACAAACACAAAACATTGGTGGTATAGAGTGGGATAGTAAAAAGAAAGTATTTACTCGCAAAATAACTGACATTGATTTCTCTGCAACCTATGAAGTAACAGAAGAAAAAGATGGTAAAATAGTTAAGACAGGGGAGATAAAAAACACTTACGATGTTGATACTAAAAAAACACAACTTATAGAAATCTTAAAAGGTCAAGCTAATAAACTTTTATCAAGTACAGATTGGCAAGTTGTAAGAAAGGCAGAAAGAGATATTGCTATTGATGACGATGTAAAAACTAAAAGAGCTGAAATAATAGCTGAATATGATAAAAAGAAAAAAGAGGTAAATGCTAAAAAGAAATACGAGAATCTTTTAAGTTATAATACTACTTTTTTCCCTGTAAAACTTGATTAATGGCTTTAGGCAAAAGACTAATACAAACAGGAGGGGCAGCAGCTTGTCTTACTGAAACAACTGATATATTTGGTGGCTCAACAGGCAAGGCATTATACTCAATGGATTATGATGCAAGTGATACTTCAGGGGTATATGATGGTACACCTTCAAACGTTGACTTTGGAGTAGGTGGTCAAATAAATACAGGTGCAAGATTTAATGGGAGTAGTAGTAAAATAACTGTCCCAGCAATACTTTCTTCTTCTTACACAGGTTCAGTTAGCTTTAGCGTTTGGTTTAATATGTCAAATGCAGCGTCTAATATATATACAATTATTAACAGTGATGATACATCACCTGTTTCGGGCAAAGTTATTCTGCTAGCAGTATATGGTGGTGTTTTAGAATTAACAGGTTATAATTTTGCGACATTCACTAAATATGGCACTACTAATGTATCTGATGGAAATTGGCATAATGTAATTGTAGTTTTAGACAATCCAGCTGGAACATTTAACGTTTATTTAGATGGAAATTTAACAGCAGAAATAACCCATACTAATACCGCTGGAACTGATTTAACATTAGATAAAGTTTTTGCAGAAGATTGGAATATTGGCTCACAGGGAAGTATAAGATATTTTGATGGCTCAATAGACCAAGTAAGAATATTTGCTTCTACTTTAAGTCCTGCAAATATTACAAGTCTTTACAATGAACAAGCGTGTGTACATACATCTACAACTGATAACAATGATTTCCCTGTTACAAATGCTGCTTATTTCAAATTAGACAATTCAGCAGAGGATAGTAAAGGAACAAATAACGGAACGGAATCAAATATTGAATATCGTTTTGGTCGTTATGGTCAAGCTGCTGTGTTTAATGGGAGTAATAGTATTATTTCAATACCACAACCGACATTGAGTGGAGGGTTTAGTTTGTCTGCTTGGTTTAAGACTACATCATCTGGTTTCCAATCTATAATTACTATGGGAGGAACAAATGGAGTTGCTGCAGCAGGACTTAATCTATTTACAAATAGTGGAAATGTAATTACTAGTTTTGGTAGTGGAAGTGCGGAAGGTTATACTACAAATCCTTCGACAGCAGTAAATACAGGAAATTGGTTTCACGCTGTTATTACTACCGCTGGGTTATCAAGTGGAAATACTGTAAATTTATATTTAAATGGTGTCCTTGTTGGAACAGGGACTGTACCCTCTGGCGGAATTAACACAACCTCATATACCTCGGGATTTAGCATTGGTGGTAGAAATATGGGCGGTTCACTTTCAACTTATTTTAATGGTTATATAGACCAAGTAAGAATATTTGCTTCTACTTTAAGTGCTGCAAATGTTTTAAAACTTGCCGAAGAAAAGCCTGAAACAGATACAAGTAATTTTAAAACTGTATTGTGGGAAGGTACTAGTGCTAATCAATTTGTTTCTAATGTAGGTATGGACTTAGAAACTAATGGTGGTATGGTTTGGCTAAAAAATAGAGATGTAGCGTACGACCATATGCTGTTAGATAGTGTAAGGGGGTTATTCCATCTTTATCCAAATTTAACAAATACACCTGATGCTGCTGGTGGTATATATTTTAGAAGTTTTGAAAATAATGGTTTTTTTGTTGGGAGTAGCCCATACGTTAATGCAAGTAATAATTCTTATGTTGGCTGGGTTTGGAAAGGTGGCGGTGCGGCAGTTCAAAATAATGATGGAAGTATTACAAGTTCTGTAAGTGCAAATACTGCTGCTGGATTTAGTATTTCAAAAGGTACAGCACCATCAAGTAGTGGTACTTTTACAGTTGGTCACGGATTATCTTCTACACCTGAACTTGTAATTTACAAAACAACTGATGAAGTTGGGAGTTGGATAAC